TTTGCTCGTGGGGCTCAACTCCACTCAGGCGGTAAAACTAAGGGACAAAACAAAACAACGTATAAAACAAAGGCGCAGGCAACTAAAAAGAGGAAGTAAATGCCAAAGGTACACAACATCGGACCAATATTCGTTCAAGTTACTAAATTCCCTTATGATTGGGGTAACAAGTTAGTTGTTCGTGGATGGACGCAAGAAATTGAAGAACCTTTTAGAACATCTCAACCTCTTATACTAAGACTGCCAAAATACAAAGCACTAGTGTGTGGACGTTGGACTGGCGTAAAAAATGAAGAAGAAGCACTAACGGGAGCACTAGAAACACGGGAAGTGACATATGATGATTTTACGGAAGAAAAAGGATGGACACCAGCCCCAGACTCGGATAGAGAAACGGGTATCAAAGATTTCAACACCAGACTTGGTGCAATGGATGGAACACTCAATGTTCACGATTGGGAAATGTATAACCGCTTGGCAGAAGAATCCAAGTGATGAAATGCTTGATGAAGTAGTGATGGGTGCAGAAGCGTTTCATGCTATTGCTAAAGAGTTGAGACGACGTAATTAGTGTGTTACGCTTTGCTTGCTTTACCTCTCTCTTGGTCAGGCGATGGCCCACGCAAGTGGGTCTCGCTATTTATGGAGTCAAATGAATACTTATGATGACGAAAAGTTTGAGGAAATTAACCCTGAGTTCTACCTCAACGACGAAGATTTAGCGCCTGAAGAGGATGTAGAAGAACTTGACGAATTATCACAACAATTTGTTGAAAAACTAATAGATAAAATATTAGACTTTTTAAAAGTTCTAGTGGGACATGACCTTCATCCATATCAAAAACCTTTAGCACGTCGCATTATTGAATCTGTAATTATTAACGACGGTGAAGAAATTACTGCTCTTGCTGCACGTCAGTCAGGTAAATCAGAAACTGTTGCAGATACAGTAGCAACACTCATGGTTTTGCTCCCACGTCTTGCAAAGTTATACCCAGATTTACTTGGGAAGTTTAAAGATGGTTTATGGGTAGGACTATTTGCACCTACTGAATCACAGGTAGAAACATTGTTTAGTCGTGCTGTAACACGCCTTACTTCTGAGCGTGCAGTAGAAATTCTTGGTGACCCTGAAATTGACGATTCTGCTGCACGTGTAGGCGGTGTGACACGCATGATAAAGTTAAAGAAATCTGGTTCAACAATTACAATGATGACTGCTAACCCTCGTGCAAAAATTGAATCTAAGTCTTTCCATTTGATTGTCATTGACGAGTGTCAAGAAGCAGATGACTTTGTTGTATCAAAATCTATCTCTCCTATGTTGGCGTACTACGCAGGAACAATGGTTAAGACTGGTACACCTACAACTAGTAAAAATAATTTTTACCGTGCTATTCAACTGAACAAACGTCGTCAAACAGGCCGTGCTTCAAAACAAAACCATTTTCAATGGGATTGGAAAGAAGTGTCAAAGTTTAACCCTAATTACGAAAAGTTTATTAAGAAAGAGATGCTTCGCATTAGTGAAGACTCAGATGAATTTCAAATGTCATATTGCTGTAAGTGGTTACTTGAAAGAGGTATGTTTGTAACTTCTAGCGTTATGGACAAACTAGGAGACACATCTTCAGAGTTAGTTAAGTCTTGGCACAAGACTCCTTGTGTAGTCGGTATTGACCCTGCACGTAAAACTGACAGTACGGTTGTAACTGTTGTGTGGGTTGACTGGGATAGACCAGATGAGTTTGGGTATTTTGAACACCGTGTACTTAATTGGCTAGAAATCCAAGGCGACGATTGGGAAGAACAATACTTTCAAATTGTTAACTTCTTAGAAAACTACGACGTTCTTGCTATTGGTGTTGACGCTAACGGTGTTGGAGATGCTGTTGCACAACGTTTAAAACTCCTTATGCCAAGAGCAGAGGTTAGTCCGCTTACATCCTCTCCTTCTGAACAGTCAAAGCGTTGGAAACATTTACAAGCGTTAATTCAAAGAGAAATGATTTCTTGGCCCGCCCATGCAAAAACACGCAGATTACGCACATGGAAGAGATTTGTACAGCAAATGACAGATGCAGAAGTACAGTACAAAGGTCCTAATTTTCTTGTAGCAGCCCCTGATGAAGCCTATGCACATGATGACTTTGTGGACTCTTTATCAATAGCCTGTTCGCTAACAGAGTCGTTAGTTATGCCCGAAGTTTTAGCGTCTTCTAATCCTTTTTTCTAGTTCAGCAACATAAGGGGTCTAAAAGGTAGGAAACTTTTACCTGGAATGGCCTTCCTATTTATCCTTAAGGAGTAAACATGAGTATCTCACCAGCACCTCAATTTCCAGAGCGTGCACCCCAGAACTACGAAGTAAAGGGCGCAGACAACGCAACACGTCGTGGTCCACTTCGCTTTGAAGAAGGAATCGCAACTGACACAGATGTGCCAAACGATTTCCAGAAGGGCATGATGCAGGGTTACATTCCTGCAGCAGGACGCCCTAACCGTAATGCAAACGTATTTGAGAAGCCTGCTGCTGAAACACTTGCGGAGCGTGCCCACGTGGGTTCTGCTTCATGGGTAGAAGCACCAACATTCTTAGGTGAGTTCGCACACGGAACACACAACGATTACGCTGCTCAGACAATTGAGACAGTTGTTCGTTCTGGTGGACGTACACAGCGTCAATCAGCAACAGTCGTAAACGACTAATTTAGCCAGACATCTGATAACCCCCACATTAGTGTGGGGGTCTATCGGGTTATAGAGAGGAGATAGTATGGCGAGTAAACCAGCAAACCCAAAAATGTGGGCGATGATTGTTGCGCAAGCAAAAGCAAAATACTCCAACTATCCAAATCCAGGTGCATCGCACTGGGTTCATAAGACTTATGTAGAACATGGTGGTCGTTTCATCGAAACTACAGAAGCAGACCGTAAAATGAATATTGCAAAAAAGAAACATGAAAAAGAAAAGTTAGAAAAAAGAAGTAAGACTGATAAAAATAAAACAGAAAAAAAGTCTTCAAAGAAGGATAAAGGCAAGAAGTAATGTCATTTATGGACTTCAGTCCTCCGTCATACAGGGCTGCATCATCAGACTTAACCATTTCGGTTTCACCACTTGGTTTAGTTGAACTTGCTGACGAAGAATTTGAAGTACATGGTCCACGCCTTAATCGCTACTCACTTAACTGGGCAATGTACCTTGGTCATCACTGGGGCTACCGCCGTGAATCTGGCGAAATGCAACTTACAGTTAACTACTATCGTGCATTTAATGACTTTTTAGCACGTTTTGTATTTGGTAAGGGTATTCACTTCCGTTCCCCTAAAGCAACAGAAGCAATTGTTCCAGACCGCTTAGAGCGTATTTGGGAAGTAGACAACGACAAGATGCGTGTACTTCTTGAAATGGCACAACAGGGCGGAATTACTGGAGATGTATTTGTAAAGATTGCATACGAAGAAGCGTGGAAAGATTCATCAGGAGCAAACCATCCAGGTCGTGTTCGTCTTCTTCCAATGAACTCTTCTTTCTGTTTCCCTGAGTTTCACCCACACGATAGAACACGTCTTCTTCGTTTTAAACAGAAGTATCGTTTCTGGGGAACGTCACTAGAAGGTACTAGACAAGTATTTACTTACACCGAAATCCTTACTGACGACACAATCGAAGAATACATTAATGATGAATTGATTGATTCTCGTCCAAATCCACTTGGTCTTATTCCAGTGGTGCACATACCTAACGTTCCTGTTTCAGGTTCACCGTGGGGTCTCGCAGACGCACACGACATCATCACACTAAACCGCTCTTACAATGAGATATCAACCGACATTGCAGACATCATTAACTATCACGCTTCCCCTGTGACAGTTATTGTTGGTGCAAAAGCCTCTAATCTTGAAAAAGGTGCAAAGAAGGTTTGGGGCGGTCTTCCAAAAGATGCTCAAGTCTTCAACCTTGAGGGAGGTGCTGCAGGAATTCAAGGTGCGCTTTCATACCTAGAACTCTTGAAGCGTTCAATGCACGAAATTATGAACATCCCAGAAACCGCACTGGGTCAAGTTCAACCTATCTCCAACACATCTGGCGTTGCGCTTTCAATTCAGTATCAGCCATTGATGAACCGTTGGGCACAGAAGACTTCACAGTACGGCAAGGGCTTAGAGAAAATTAACGAACTTGCTCTACGTACACTGTTTTTTAAAGAACCAGAAACAATGCTTTACAACCCAGACGTAGATGGTCCTATTAAAGAAGGTCAATACCCACAACTTGACCCTAATGACCCTATTTCTTATCAAAACTATGCACAGTTCCCACAACCACTTCCCCTAGACAAGTTAATTGTGTTAAATGAAATTCAAACTAAACTTGGAATGGGCCTTGAGTCTAAAGAAGGTGCATTGCGTCAACTTGGTGAAGAATTCCCAGAAGAGAAGTTAAACGAGATTCGTGAAGAACTTATGTCTGATGCACAAGCAGACGGTGCCCTTCAATTGATAAAGATTCAAATTCAAAAAGCCATTATGGATATGACTGGCATGATGCCAGGACCTGATGGAAATTCTGCAATGCCGATGGAGCCAACACCTATGGGTGATGGAGATGTTTTGGGAGACGGTATGTCTGGTGCCGAAACAAAAGAAAATGTTGAAGACCCTGCTAACCAAGAGATGATGGGCACTCAAAAGATGGCTGAAGCAGAAATACGAAATAAACTTGTCACTGACGCCTATGGAACTAAAATTCCACAAAGGAGAGCGGTAGACAAGGAATAAAAGATTTCTGATAATTATCAGAATATAATGAGACAAATGCGTTAAAATGTAATGCAATTATCTCATTAAAACCAAGTGGCACGCCGCAAGGCATTCGGACAACGACATAAGAAAGATAAGTGATTACAATGGAAGAAAACCAAGTAATTGAAACTCCAGCAGTTGCTGAAGTTCCAGAAATGAGTAATACAACAGTGACTGCTTTTACTGCAGAGGATATTGCAAAGGCCCGTGCACAAGAAAAGCAAAAGTTGTACCCTCAGATGGAAAAAATGCAAGAAGAATTAGCGAAGGCTAAGGCTCTTGCAGAAGACCTTGCATCTAAAGAAGAGCAACGTGAAGCAGAGCGTAATGCTAAAAATGCTGAACGTGCTGCAAAAAAGAAGCAAGAAGAAGAACAAGAACTAACTTTCAAGGAACTCCTTTCTAAGAAGGAGCAAGAATTTCAGTCTCAATTAGATGCTGAACGTCTTGAGAGAGAAAAGGCTTTTGCCCTCCTTGACAGAGAACGTCAGTTTCAAGATTTAATGTCTTACCGTGCACAACGTATTGAGCAAGAGCGTGACACTATCGTCCCTCAACTCATTGACCTTGTTAGTGGTAATACACAAGACGAAATTGAGCAGAGCATTGCAACGCTTAAGGACAAGTCTGCAGGAATTATGCAAGATGTTCAGCAAGCGACTGCTAATGCAAAGCAGCAAATGGTTGGAGCACGTGTAACCGCTCCAGCATCAGGACCCCTCGATAACAATTCGGAACAACAATCGTACTCACCTGAGTCAATCAGGGATATGTCATTGGCAGAATACTCGAAACAAAGAGCCAAATTACTTGGCACTGCAGCCAGCAACCGTGGTCAGGGACTGTTCGGTTAATCCCCCCTCAACAACTACGAAAGGACTTGACCTAAATGGCAAGTGCAATTACAGGTACTGGGCAACTCGCAGGAGCCCCAACCGCTTACTCAGGTTCAAACTCATCTTTGAACCAAGCAATTCAAACAATCTGGAGCAAGGAAATCTTGTTCCAAGCAATGCCAATTCTTCGTTTCGAACAGTTTGCAGTTAAGAAGACTGAACTAGGTGTAGCACCTGGTCTTCGTGTGAACTTTCTTCGTTACAAGAACTTTGCTGTAGACCCATCTCCTCTAACAGAAGGTGTTCGTATGACAACGAACGCTCTTACTGCAGAGCAGATTGCTATTACAGTTGCAGAACACGGCTACGCAGTAGCAGTTTCTGAACTTCTTTTGAACGCATCATTCGACGATGTAATGGCATCAGCCTCACGTCTTCTTGGTCGTCACATGGCTCAGTACTTAGATGTACAGGCTCGTAACACACTTTCTGCTGCAACTTCTGCTGTCTTCGGTTACGACCGTACAGGCATCACAGGTGGCGCATTTACTAACTACGATGAAGGTTCAGTCGGAACTTCAATCGCTTCACTTGATGGTAACCACAAGTTAACAACAGGTGCAATCAAGGATGCTGCTCTTACCCTTGCTGGTAAGAACATCCCTCGCTTAGGTGAGACATACGTACAGTTTGTACACCCAAAGCAATCTAGAGACCTTCGTTCGAACCCAGAGTTCATCGAAGTAACTAAGTACGCTGCTCCAGGTAACTTCATGCTAGGTGAAATCGGTCGTCTTTACGACGTAGTATTCATCGAAACAACACAGGTTAAGAAGTTGGCTGCATCAGGTTCATACACAACATCAACTCTTGTTGGTGCTCCAGCATCTCAGATTGAAGTTCCTGTTAAGTCTAACACCAACCCAGGTTCAGGCGGAAACCCAAACTCTGCAGATTACACTGCAGAAGCAGGTTATCTAACAGCAGCATCAGGCAACTCTGCTGATGTTTACGAATCAATCATGATTGGTGACAATGCATTTGGTCACGCAATCTCTCTCCCAGTTGAACTTCGTGATGGTGGCGTTCTTGACTTCGGTCGTGAGCACGCTCTTGCATGGTACGCAATCTGGGGTCTCGGTGTTATCACCGACCAGGCTATCGTCAAGGTTTACACAAACTAAGACACCGATGTTTGGGGGCCCTACTCCTTCCTGGGCCCCCAATCATCACAATTAAACAAACTATTTTAGGAGAAATACACCGTGGCAAATAAACCAACAAGTCCGTTAGATGCAACTGGTCTAGCAGCAGAAAAAGCAGCAAAAGCAAATCAAGCAGAATTACGCAAACGTAAAGATGAAATCTCTATTGCTGCGCAGATTGAGGCAGAGAGTCTTGAGAACGATATCTTCGACCCGAAGAATCCAGAGACTCCACTTGTACTAGATGATATTGAAGATGTTGGAGTTACAGTTGCAAATGATTCAGTAATCATTCGCACAATTACAGACATCGAAGAAATGACTTATGGAGTCGGAAACTCTTACACTTTTAAAGCAGGTGTTAAGTACCGTGTTCCATCAGGTCTTGCAGCATATCTAGAACAACTTGGATACATTTGGCGTCCTAACTAAAAAGTTAGCACGTCTACAGTAGTCCGACCCTCATCTGGTTCCCGCCCTCCTCCCAGATGGGGGTTGGACCTTTTAATTTTGAAATAATGCGGGATGATATGACGAGAAATTTACGGAGGTAACGTGGCAACACTTACGAGTCTTGGAGACCGTCTTCGCTTTGAAATTGGCGACACAGGTAAATCTTTTGTCTACCAAGTAATAGCAGACGGTGTTACTGACCGTTACTTAATTCCATATTCTCCTATTGATGGAGAGGCTCTTTTGGTCTATGTAGATAACGTAGATACTTCTGCTGATGCAACTGTTGAAGAACTTACAGGATTTGTAACTTTTGACGATATCCCTCAAGCAGGCGCTGTTCTGGTGTTTTCAGGAGTTTATTTTCGTTATTTTGTTGATGCGGAAATTTGCCAGTTTATAGACACAGCATTTGGACAACACATTGCTAACCATGCAGACCCTTATGGTCGTGGTTACACATACTCTTCTATTCCAGGTATTGAAGAATACCCAGTAGTTGTTTATGCATCTACTTTGGCGCTCTACACATTAGCCACAGATGCATCTTTTGATATTGATATTACTGCTCCTGATGGAGTTCAGATTCCTCGTTCTGAACGTTACCGTCAGTTGATGCAAATGATTGAAGAACGCAAAGCCCAATACAAGGAACTCTGTTCAATGCTTGGTATTGGTATGTACAAGATTGATGTGTTTACTTTGCGCCGTACATCTAAAACTACTAATCGTTATGTACCAGTTTATCTTCCACAAGAAGTTGACGACCGTTCTATGCCTCAACGTGCACTTATACCAAGACCCAGTTATGGAAGCGGAATTTCTCCATCAGATGTACCTACATACGATTTAGTTATGTATGAAGGCGATTCTTTTGAGGTAACTTTTGATTTTCCATTTGATGTTAATGATTACACTTTTGCTTCAGAAATTCGTTTAAATTATGGTGCACCAACAGTACTTGCTACATTTACTACAGAATTAATTTCTACTGACAAAGTAAAACTTACTTTAACACCAACTCAAACTAACTCACTTCCAGAACGTTCTTTCTGGGATATTCAAGCAACACTTGATGCTGACCCAAGTTATCAACAAACATATTTACGAGGTGCAGTATTTTGCACAAGACAGGTGACTGATTAATGGCAAGAATATCTAATTACTCAATGGCCTGTGGATGCGTAGGAACTTGTAGTTGTGGCGCACAAGGAATCATTGTTGTCCCTGGACAAGGTGGAGCACGTGGTGCACAGGGTGTTCAGGGTGTTCAAGGAACCACTGGTTCTCAAGGTACTGGAGTAAGCCTTCAAACTGTAGAAAACCTTATTGCTGGAGCCGCTTTAGATACAACAGATGATTTACCAGAAGGTGTTACCAACAAGTACTTTACGGTAGGCAGAGTTGCCTATATCCACACCCAGGGAGTGGCAAGTGATACCTGGACAATAAATCATAATTTAGGTTTTTATCCTAACCTTACAGTTGTAGATTCGGGTGGTACCATTTATGAAGGCGAAATTACATACACTAATACGGTCTCCCTTACGGTCACGTTTTCAGCAGCATTTAGTGGTAAAGCGTATTTATCCTAATTATTCAACTCTTTAAGGAGAGACCGTAATGGCAAGAAAATTTCTTACACCTATAGACCTTAACAAGTTAGAACTTCAAAATGCACGAGTTCAAAACTTAGCGTCAGCACCAGCCTCTCCTGTAGTTGGTCAAATTTATTTTGATACAAACCTAGGTTACCTTCGCTCATGGACTGGTTCTGCTTGGATTAACACAAGCACAGGTGCACAGGGTGCAACAGGTACAACAGGTTCTCAAGGAACTACAGGAACTACAGGTTCACAAGGAACTACTGGTACAACAGGTTCTCAAGGAACTACAGGTTCACAAGGAACTACTGGTACAACAGGTTCTCAAGGAACCACAGGTTCACAAGGAACTACTGGTACTACAGGTAACACAGGTAGCCAGGGAACAACAGGTGCTCAAGGTACAGATGGTACTCAAGGAACTACTGGTACTACTGGTAGCCAAGGAACCACTGGTTCACAAGGAACAGTTGGTGCTCAAGGAACCACAGGTACAACAGGTAGCCAAGGTACAACAGGTACTCAAGGCACTATAGGTTCAACTGGTTCACAAGGAACAACAGGAACAACTGGTTCTCAGGGTACAACAGGTACTACTGGAGCGCAAGGAACAACAGGTACTACTGGAGCGCAAGGAACAACAGGTGCGCAAGGTGGACAAGGAGATACTTATTCTTCTACATCCACAACATCATTTACATTAGGCGCAAGTGGTAGCCAAACAATTACTACCGCCTCAACTGTTTTAGATTATTCTGTAGGTCAAGATATCGTTGTTGCATACGACGTATCAAATATTCAGTACGGTATTGTTTCTTCATACAGTGCTGGAACTTTAGTTTTTGAAAAAGTTAAGTTTATTGGTTCTGGAACATACGCAGCCTGGTCTGTAAACCTAGATGGTGCAGTCGGTGTTGCTGGAGCACAAGGTACTCAAGGTACGACTGGTGCACAGGGAACTACTGGTACTACTGGCTCACAAGGTACAACTGGTACAACAGGCTCTCAAGGCACTACAGGCTCTACTGGTAGCCAAGGAACCACAGGTACGACTGGTTCACAGGGTACAACTGGTGCTCAAGGTACTACTGGTGACACTGGTAGCCAAGGTACAACAGGTACTCAAGGTACGACTGGTACTCAAGGTGCAGTTGGTTCACAAGGAACCATTGGCTCAACAGGTTCACAAGGTACTACTGGTACACAGGGTGCACAAGGAAATACTGGAACAACTGGTACTCAAGGTACTACAGGTTCTCAAGGCACAACAGGAACCACTGGTAGCCAAGGTACTACAGGTACAACAGGTAGCCAAGGTACTACAGGTTCACAGGGAACAACTGGTACACAAGGTGAAATCGGTCTTGCTGGAGATACATACTCTTCTACCTCTACAACTTCGTTTACTTTAGGCTCAAGCGGTAGCCAAACAATTACTACTGCTTCAATTGTTTTAGATTATTCTGTAGGACAAGACATTGTTGTTGCCTATGACGTAAACAATATTCAATACGGTATCGTATCTTCTTATAGCGCTGGAACTTTAACCTTTAATAAGGTTAAGTTTATTGGTTCTGGAACTTATTCATCATGGTCTGTCAACTTAGACGGTGCTGTTGGTATTGCTGGTGTACAAGGTACAACAGGTACTCAGGGTGCTACTGGTACTCAAGGAACTACAGGTTCACAAGGAACAACAGGAACTACAGGTTCCCAAGGAACTACTGGTTCCCAAGGAACCACTGGTACCCAAGGCTCTACAGGAGCACAAGGTGTAACTGGTAGCCAAGGTGAAATTGGTTCAACAGGTTCACAAGGAACAACAGGTACTACTGGTTCCCAGGGAACTACAGGAACAACTGGTAGCCAGGGAACAACTGGAACCACAGGTTCTCAGGGTACAACAGGTACTCAGGGCACAACTGGAACCACTGGTTCCCAAGGTACAACAGGTTCCCAAGGAACCACTGGTTCCCAAGGTGTTCAAGGTATCCAAGGACAGAACGCTGGAATCCTCAGCGTTGGTTCAGGTCTATCACTTTCAGGTGGTGGCGAATTAACAGTTGATACCACAACAATTGCTACTAAGGCTTATGTTGATGCAACTGCAAGCGGACTAGATGTTAAGGCATCAGTTCGTGTAGCAACTACAGTGGCTGGAACTCTTGCATCATCGTTTGAAAACGGCGATGTTGTAGATGGAGTAACACTTGTTACTGGAGACAGAATTCTTGTTAAGAACCAAGGAACTGGCGCAGAAAACGGCATTTATGTTGTTAAGGCTTCTGGAGCACCAGACCGTGCAGCAGACGCAAATCTAAGCGCAGAAGTTACAGCGGGAATGTTTACCTTCGTATCAGAGGGTACAACCAATGGAAACACTGGTTGGGTTCTTACAACAGATGATGCAATAACACTAGATACCACAGCGTTAACCTTCACACAGTTCTCAGGTGCTGGAACGTATGCAGGTGGCGCAGGTCTTACTCTAACTGGAACAACATTTGCAGTTGGTGCTGGAACTGGTATCACAGTAAATGCTGATGATGTAGCAATTGATACAGCGGTGGTGGTACGCAAGTATGCAACTACTATCACCC